GATGAGTTGCTATTTCATGCCATTCTGTCGAATAGGGATTTACTCCAATGGTTAATCCATTGTCAACTCGATTGTCTGTTAACCAGCTCACAAAAGTACCAAAATACATTCTATCAAGAACTAGCTTTGGGAACGGAACTGCACAAAATATGCGAGCTTTTCCTTCATCTACTTTTGGAATTGGCAAATCTTCATCTTTAAGATTATCTATGATCATCCAACTGGTGCGTATTCCTTGTTTGGCTTTTTCAATGGCTTCATCTAAGTCTACACGCAAAGCGTCCATGTATACATTATCAAGATCGTAGTCTTCTTCTTTACCAGTAAACCTGTATCTGCCTTTTAACCCAGGAACTCTATTGAGAACGTATGGGTAACCAGGACTAGTACTACGGGGGATACCCTTCAAACCTAGTTCTGGACAACCTATTACAGCTTCATCTATACTAAATATTTTTTTTGATGCTGGCGCTTTTGAATTTACACGAATTATGTCGAACAAAGTAGCACAAGTAACCTCAGCTAGTTCATCTGGAATAATATCATGTCTTATACAATATTTAGATAAAGCTTTTTCATACGGATTTACCACAACACCGTCTTTGGAGTAAGGACGTAGTTTTGCTGGTTTAGTCTGCACTGGTGAAAATACACCATGAAATGGACTAGGGTATAGCACTGAATGACTCATATATGGTATGGCTTTAGCCACATTTCCGATGTGGGCTATGTGCCCTTTGGACACTAGCTGCCCACATTGTTCAATAGCAATATCCTCCATCTCATTCTGAATGCAAGTAACTGTAAAAGAATCAATTGTTTCTTGTATTTGTTCTTGAACTAACATGGTGGAAAAACCAGAACCATCAGGTCTTCCAGCAATATGCATTCCAAATATTTTGGCTTTCATTGCTGCGTTCATAATACCTAACAGAGCTCCGCAATCGCCTATTGCTGTATTAGCACTATAAGTGTAACACTTAGTAAACGTTCTAATACTAGAACCGTCATGCGATCTAACTGGTACAGCACCAATCACTCGTCTGATTGTTATTACATTATGGCAAAATTCACCGTTAGCATTATGAACCAAACGGGCACCAACCGCCTTATTGGCTTCGTGGTCTTTGTGGGTACCAATATATTTAAGAACATTTGGCCGAGAAGCAAAATTCATGTACTTATTATCAACGTTGACAATGCACAAGTCATCTGCTCCCACCACGGTCTTATAGGAAGTTGTGAAATCCTTAATGTATAAGAATTCATCGTTACATCCAGCTACTGAAGTATGGAATCGCAATATTATTTTGCCATTTCCGAAATCAGGGTTATGCATAAAGCTGTTGATCTGTTCAACAAAATGATAGGGTAATAACATAAATGAACCTAACATAAATACTCCAAAACCTAAGGAATCTGCTGAAGTAGTGCCTGGTGGTTGCACCAAAACCTCTACCATGTTGGACAACATGATTTTACGCAGGATGTCGCGACACGCTTGATCATTAGCAAAACTCCCTTGGGGTAAAGCTGGTTCAAAATTACGTGTGTGCCGCAACCCACGTGTCGTAAACTGGCGAGACTGAGTCATTGGTGCTCCCAAGGTATATTCAATACCGTCCTGGGTACCCTTCTTATATAGCAAATATCCTAATACAGCACTTAAGACTGGTAACCCAATCTTAAGTAAAGGCAAAGTCTTGATATACTGTAATATCTCTTCAATTTTAAAATATTGACATATTTCGTAAATCTTGGCTTTAGCTGCTTGTATGTTGACTTTCACATTTTCTACAAAAGTAGGTTTGATTTGTGGCAGAACAATAGGCTCTGATATATATGCTTCAACAAAGCTGGAAAAACTAACCAAATCTTTATTGACGAATATTTCATTAAAAAATTCAGTGTGTTTTTCCAGGTTGCCTAATACAAACTCTGCATAGTTTGGCGCGTGGGGCGTAATGCTATGTTCCTTTTCGTATACTTCCATACACTCTCTGACATACTCATTAGCTACATCCAACCACTTATGCGGAACGTTTTCAGCTTTGCCAAAATGTTTCTCAAAGCTCGTCTGTTTGGGAAACATCTTATTCTGTAAATTCATGATCTTAGCTTTTTGGAATTTATCTCTATAGCAAATTTCTTTAACTAATTTATCCACTAATTGTTCAAAAGTCAGCGGATTTTCCTCTTCATGTCTAACGACTCCATCTACTACCTTAATTAGCTTAAATTGTAAAAAGTCATAGATATGGGCATATTGGGCGGCCGTTAGTGGTTCTTTAAAAGTACGTAAATGATATGTTTTAGTTAAATCATTAGCCATGCTGTCTATGGGATAAACAGCATAAGTGTATTTCACACGTCTGTTCAGAGCCCCGGCTACACGCACAGCTTCAGATTGCAAATTAGGATCATTACATGAAGCTAACACAAACTTAGGTTTAGCGTACTTAGTACCTTTATCACCAAAAGCCGTATTTAAACAATAAGGGGCAGTATTTATCACACGAATAATTTCCATAGACTCACTTTCCTCTGCACCAGGTACTTCAACAAACTGATTGACGTCGTCCATACGGAGACATACTGTATTAGGATTGTATCCTTCCCAAAATTTGGTTGGTATACGATTGTATATCCAATCCTCGGGATTAGCTTTAAAACTAGTTAGATCATCTCCGTTTAAGATACGTGAGGTTACTGTGGCAGCTAAAAACTCTGTCACAGTGGTTTTGCCAACACCAGGAGCGCCAGCTAACAATAACATTAAAGGTTCAATGCGAGTTATCTTCTCATGAGAACATATAGGAGCCAATACTTGCTGAATACGTTTGAGATCATTATATTGGCTGTTAATACAACTAATAATTCCGGAGGGGGAAGACCTAAACGTCTCAAAGTTGTTCCTATTTTCATGCATAAAACTTACACATTTCTTTAGATTGTTGCTAGACATGGACATGGAGCCACTTGCATAGTCACTGATAAACTCACCAGTGGCTTGAAGTTGCTGGTTAAGCAAGTCTGAACCGACCATAAATTTCTCCTCTTCAGCATAACCTAATATGTGCACACGCACATAACTAGCCGCCGCATTAACAGTAGTCATTAAGGCATCAACTATAGATGTGAGATTAGTGTTAAACTTATCTAATCTAGACACGGAATCAAACACTTTCAGAGGTAAACTCTTGTAAGAAACAGTTGGAAACAAACAGCCTATTAAAATTGGACCTATCGAATCAACCCATCCAGATTCAGGTTCGGCTACGTCGGCGGTAAACCTACCGACTAAAGCCAAAATTTTGTCTCGGATAGAATCATTAGCACAATAAAGCAAGCCTGAACTTCCAGCCAAACCTAAAAAGGTAGCTATTTTATTATTCTGACCGGAGCGTACTAAAGTTAGTGCGGTGCACACAGCGGCCGTTGAAATAATAGTCAGTGAAAACTTATGAGTTATGGCTGACAGTTCCGTACCTTTTTCAGATATGTTATTGGTCAAACCATCAAACGCTTCTTTAACTGAGTTAGGGTCAAACCCTTTATCAGCTAAATCATTCATTGCATTAATAGCTCCAGTTACGTTACTTGCAGCTACTCCAGTAGCGAACATAGACTGGATAAATTGAGGCGAAACAACTCTCAATAACACTTGAAGGATGTCTCCTGTTTGGCTTAATCCAGATTGAAACTCAGCGACATCAAAATCCTCTATTTCTTCCATAAACGAAAGTAATGATTCAAAAAACTCTTTACGTTGACTGAGTTGATAGATAGGATACAAAGCTTGTGCATAGCTAATGGTTGTGTATATAAGCATATTGCTTTCAAACACTTCACCCATAGCTGCTAATACTTGTAATGCGTCGTATCTATTCACGGGCTTATTGATAAAGTTATCAAATTGAGGCGTGAGGAAAGTATCAAAGCACCCTAAAGTGGCATTGTACGTGAGCCAAATTTTAAATTGTTGCGTTAAAGCACAGGACATTTGTCCTGACTGAAACTCATTAAAGCACCTTTTGTTCAAACTATCCTTTTTGTATTGTCTCGAAGGGGTTGGCGTGACCTTACGAAGAGGTTTTTGAACAGGAATAGACCCATTAATGTTGTGAGAGGTATAAAGAGAGTCATCTTCATATGAGATGACATCTTTAAGTTTGTTTCTCTTAATGTAAAACACCCGTTGTCTACGTAGTTTACAAGGAGAAGTTGAAGGCTGAGCCTCGATTTTCTGTTGAGCTTTATCGGTAGTCTTATTGATTGTAACCATAATTGTAGAGAGGGGGGTTTTAAAAGTGTCAGTTAACGTACTTTCAAACGCATCTTTAAAGAAAGATGATACTTGTGGAGCCGCAGACCACTACTGCACAACACAAAAATTAAATATAGAGGTTTATTGGTGAATTATCATTAAATCGTTCCTCAGAACGTTAGTGTAACGACACGTTCTCCAAACATATATTGGCAGATTATGTGGGGTTCGATACTATAGGTAACACTTTATCGGAATGCATCAGTTAACCTTATTTTTGGTATTTATATTTTCAAACAATATTTTTGGTGTGTTGATGAGACACTTTTATATTTTATAAATTGTTCACTGAAATAGTGAATTTAAAACAAATGTAAAATTTATCGTAATCTATGAAAACTAATTATTACTTCCTGTTAATGTTTAGTCCATTAACACTTGTTAATACTTCCTAAACACATTTGGATAA